GGTAAAAAAAGCGCGCCGAGGTCGGGCAGGACGCGCGTCCACGGGCGCGCCACAATGAAAGAACAGGTTTGGGAGGGCCCAGACGCTGCATAAAAATGCAGCGTTTTTTTCGTGGTTTGAGGAGTGGATGACATGAAGAAGGCGGAGGTTGTCACGATTCCCGCCGGGAAGGGTGTGCCGGCGGTGGAGATCCGGAGGAGATCCGGGTCGAAATCTGCAAAACCGGCGAAAAAACCGACAAACGACGCAGGCGTGATGGAAAAGAGCGCCGCAGCGGGTGCCAGGGAACCGGAGAAAACAAAACGACGGCCGAAGAAGGCGGCCGGCACGGGGACCACACACACATCCGGGGCAAAGAGCACCAAACGGGCGAAGGCTAAGAAGCCGAATGAGAAAATCACGCCTGCGTCAATATATGCGAGGATGCTGAAGTTCGGGAAAGTGTACCAGATCGAAGGGGAGCAGGACTTCCTGGAGGCGGCGAGGATCTTCGCGGACGAGGCCGGACTGATCGACCAGATGCGGGACCAGATCGCGGAGGAAGGTCTGACGGTCATGAAAACGTACAAAACCGGCGACGTTCCGGTGGCGCATCCGCTGCTGAGCGAGCTGCCGCGCCACGTGGAGAGCGCGAACAAGTGCCTGGCGACGATCGGGAGCATGATCAGCGAACGGGGAGCGAAGAAGCAGAGAGCAGCCAGGGACCTGGACGCCTTCAGGCTGAACGGGTGATCCGCATGGGGTGAACAAAAGAATCCGGTCCGTGGCAGATATGACGGCAGAGAGCGCCATCCTGCAGTATTGGAACGAGATCATCACCGGCGGGATCAACGTCTGTAAGTGGATCAGGATGCTCTGCGAGGTCATCCTGCAGGGGCTGACGGAGCACAGGTGGTTCTGGAGCCAGAAACTGGCGGACAATGCGGTGAACTTCATCGAACGGTTCTGCCACCACTACAAGGGGAAACTGGCACCGCAGCGGATCAAGCTGAGCCTGTGGGAACGGTTCGTGATCAGCCTGATCTTCGGAATCGTGGACAGCGGGGCGCGGAGGCAGTTCGTTGAGGTCCTGCTGGTCATCGGCCGGAAGATGGGGAAAACGCTTCTTGTGGCAGCGATCGCAACATACATGACATACGCTGCCGGGGAATACGGCAGCGAGATCTATTTCCTGGCCCCGAAGATGGAGCAGGCGGATCTGTGCTATTCAGCGCTGGAATACAACGTACACGCGGAGCCGGAACTGGACGCCATCACAAGGTCGACGAAGTACCGGGGACTGATGGTCCAGGAAACAAACACGATGGCGCGGAAACTGGCGTTCTCATCCAAGAAGAGCGACGGTTATTCACCGATGTTTTACGCGGCGGATGAGGGCGCTTCATGGCCGGGCGTGGCAGGAATCCGCCAATGGGAAGTCATGGTATCCGGTACCGGTGCACGTGAGGAGCCGCTGGGGATGCTGTTCAGTTCAGGAGGATATGAGAACGACGGCATCTATGACGAGATGTTCAAGCGCGGAACAGGATTCCTGATGGGACACAGCAGGGAGCAACATCTCCTGCCGATCATCTACATGATCGACGATCCGGACAAATGGGACAACCTGGAGGAACTGGAGAAGAGCCTGCCGGGGATGGGCGAGAGCGTCAGCAGGGAGTTTATCAGCAGGGAGATCGACATCGCGCACGAATCGATCCCGAAAGAGATCGAGTTCAAGACAAAATACTGCAACCTGAAGCAGACAATGTCGACGGCGTGGATCCGGGCGGAGGACATCAACAAGATGTTCGGATGGCGCAAACCGATGGAGGAGCTGCGCGAGAAATACGTGGTCGGGGGAATCGACCTTTCCCAGGTAATCGACCTGACGGCGGCAGGATTCATCTGTGAGATCGACGGAATGCTGTGGACAAAAGCGCACTTCTGGATTCCGAAGAACCGGCTGGAGGAGGCCACAAAGCGGGACGGGGTTCCGTACGAAATTTATATCCGGAAGGGCTTCCTCAGTCTGAGCGGAGAAGAGCACGTAGACTATACGGACGTGCTGAAGTGGTTCATGGATCTGGTGAAAACGTACAAGATCTACCCGCTGATGGTCGGTTACGACAGATGGTCGGCGATGGAACTGATCCAGGCGATGACGGCGAAACACTTCAAGTGCGACAGCGTGACGCAGGGGTTTAACCTTTCAAACGTGGCGGATACTTTCGAGAGCCTGCTGCGGGAAGGAAAGGTCCGTGACATGGATGACAACGACCTGCTGAAGATCCACCTGGCGGACAGCGCCATGAAGATGGAGAGCGGAGAGGACAAGACGCATCCGCGGAAAATGCTGGTGAAGATAAGCAACAAGGCTCACGTTGACGGAACGGCCATGCTGCTGGACTGCATGGCGATGAGGGTGTTCAAGTGGGATAAGCTGGGAAGCCGGCTGCTGAACAAACAACGAGTGAAGACCGCGGAGGCGGAGAGGTGATTGACGGATGGGAATGTTTGAGAGGATCTTCGGGAAGCGTGAACAGCCGCAGGCGCTGAAAAACGCGCAGATCTTCCGGATGCTGGAGGGATACAGCCCGGCGTGGACGACCTTCAAGGGGTGCGTGTACGAGAGCGAGCTGATCCGGGCCAGCCTGGACGCATGGGGACGGCACGCGGCGAAGCTGAAGCCGAACATGAAGGGAAGCGCGGAGGCGGAACTGCAGAACCGGCTGAGAGTGAAGGCGAACCCGTTCCAGGAATGGAGCAAGTTCCTGTACCAGACGGCGACGGTGCTGGGGGCGCGGACGAACAGCTTCCTGGTGAAGACGCGGGACGAATACGGAAGGCCGACGGGCGTGATCAACATCCTGCCGGAGCGGTGGGAAATGGTCGAATACCAGGGAGAACCGTACGTCCGGTTCATCCTCTCACAGAACAAGCGCAGGGCGGAGCGCCTGGCGGAGGTCGGCATCCTGACGCGGTTCCAGTACAAGAGCGAGCTGTTCGGCGAAGGGAACGAGGCGCTGCGGCCGGTGCTCGACCTGATCACGATCCAGCGGCAGGGCATCACGGAAGGGATCAAAAACGGAAACAGCTACCGCTTCTATGCTAAGAGCGACAACTGGGCCAGCGACGAAGACCTGGGCGGCGAGATGGAGCGGTTCAATAAATTCACCTTCGGCAACAAGAAGACGGCCGGAGGTGTTTTGCTGTTCCCGAATACCTACGACGACATCCACGAGATGAAGCCGGGCGGGTACACGGTCGACAAAGAGCAGCAGGAGCACATCAAGGCGAACGTGTTCGACTACTTCTGCGTGAACGAGGAGATCCTGCAGAACAAGGCGTTCGGCGATGCCTGGCTGGCGTTCTACGAAGGCTTCGTGGAATGGTTCGCGATCCAGCTGGGCGAGGTCATCAGCGGGATGTTCTTCACGGACCGGGAGCGGGCGGCTTACGCGAACCAGATCTTCTTCACGAGCAACCGCCTGCAGTACATGAGCAACGCGGACAAGCTGAACGCGGTGACGCAGCTGGGGGACAGGGGACTGGCGACCCGGAACGAACTGCGGGAGATCCTGAACCTGGAGCCGCTGCCGGAGAACATCGGAAACCAGATCCCGGCGCGGGGAGAATACTACGACGTGACAAACCCGCCGGCAAAGAAGACGGGGGACGAACCGCCGAAGGCGGAGGAAGACAAGGGGGAGAAAAATGCCGATGAAGAGTGACCGGGAATACCGGAACATCCAGGTCGAGAACCTGGAGACGAGGAGCGCGGAGGACGGCTCGATGGTCGTGGAGGGTTACGCCGCGACTTTTAATATGCCGTACCGGCTGACCTCGAAGGAGAAGATCACGGTGAACGAGCAGATCGACCGGAACGCGCTGGCGGAGACGGACATGAGCGACGTGATCATGCAGTACAACCATGAAGGGCGGGTATTCGCCCGGATCAGCAACGGAACGCTGCAGCTGAGCCAGGATGAACACGGCCTCCGTATCCGGGCGGACCTGGGCGGAACCGAGATCGGGCGCCAGCTGTTCGAGGAAATCCGCGGAGGATACACCAACAAGATGAGCTTCGGGTTCACGGTGCCGGAAGGCGGGGATGTGAGGACCCGGAGCAAGGGAGCGGATGGCAACATCACCATCCTGCGGACGATCACGAGGATCGGAAAACTTTACGATGTTTCTGCCGTGTCACTGCCGGCCAATGACGCGACTGAAATTAGCAGCCGTACCATCAGCGACGGATTGATCGCGGAGGCCCAGGAGGAGATCCGGGCGGAGGAAGAACGGCAGCGCAAGATCGGAGAAATCCGGAAGATGCTGAAAGGAGAAGCAGACCATGACGATTGAGGACATCAAAAACCGTCTGGGCGAGATCGAACAGCGCAAGGCTGAGATCGACGCCGCGCTGGAGCAGCCGGAAGCCGATCTGGACGCGCTGAACGAGGAAACCCGCACGCTGATCGAAGAAGAGGGTCAGCTGAACGCGCAGCTCGAAGAGCAGCGGAAGGCCGCCGAAGAGGCGGAGGAAACCAGGAACGCCGTCGCCAACGGCGCCGGCGAAACCAAAGAAGAATTCAAGGAGGAAACGAAAATGGACATCATGGAAATCCGTTCCAGCGCCGAGTATTGCGAGGCGTACAAGAAGTACATCATCACCGGCGACGACAAGGAGTGCCGGAGCCTGCTGAGCGCCAATGCGGCGACACCCGGCGATGTGCCGGTCCCCACCATCATCGAGAACAAGATCAAGACCGCCTGGGAGAAAAACGCCTTCCTGAGCCGCGTCACCAAGACCGGCGTCCGCGGCAACCTGAAGGTGCCGTTCGAGAAGAGCGCAGATCCCGCCTACGTGCACGCTGAAGGCGCCACCGGCCTGACCGAGGAAGACCTGCAGCTGGGCCTGGTCGAGCTGAAGCCGGCCAACGTCAAGAAGTGGATCAAGATCTCCGACGAAGCGGTCGCCATGGGCGGCGAAGCCTTCGTGAATTACATCTACGACGAAATGGGATACCGGGTGCTGAACAAGCTGGTCAGCGAACTGGTCGGCAAGGCCAACAGCGCTGATACCACCCACGGCGACACCGCTATCGGCATCCCGAAGCTGACCCAGGCCCCCGGCGTCATGCTGGTGCAGGACGCTGCGGCCCAGCTGAGCGAGGACGCGCAGGACATCTGCATCGCGCTGAACCCGCTGACCATCCAGGCGTTCAACGCCGCCTATGCTGCCGGAAACTTCGCCATCAACCCGTTCGACGGTGTGACGGTGATCAAGTGCTCCGCGCTGCCCGCCTACTCCAGCGCCAGCGACAACGCGATGTACGCGATCGTCGGCGACCTGAGCGCTTTCCAGGTCAACTATCCGGAAGGCGAGGGCGTCATCATCAAGTGGGATGACCTGACCTATGCCGAAGACGACATGGTCAAGGTCGTGGCCCGCCAGTACGCCGGCTACGGCGTGACCGCTCCCGGTAAACTGGTGAAGCTGTGCAAACCCGCTGCCGCGACGAGCACCTGATGGAAGTACGGCTGACGAGGCCGAACCGCATCGAGAAGGGACGCGCCGGGGACATCGTTGAGGTGTCCCCGGACCGCGCCGCCTTTCTCCTGCAGTACGGCCTGGCGGACCCGGTGAGCGACAGGGAGCGGGTCGAGACACCGGAGAAGCCTGCGGAAGAGAAGAAGACAGCGAAAGCGCCGACGGCGAAGGCCGCGGCGACCAAACCGAAAACGGCGAAAGCCGCAAAGGGGAAGACGGGAAAATGAGCACGAGACTGCTGATCGCGATCCCGACGAACGACTACGTGCACGCGGACTTCATGAAGAGCCTGGTGGAGCTGACGGAGGAACTGACCCGGAAAAAGGTCGATTTCCACGTAGAGATCATCACGGCGACGCTGGTGTACATCGCGCGGGAACGCCTGGCGCAGAAGGCCATCAACGACGGATATACCCACGTGCTGTGGCTGGACAGCGACATGGTTTTCAGCAAGACGGTGTACGAGGACCTGATGTTCTGCGGGAAGGAATTCGTGTGCGGAGCATTTGTGAGCCGGAGGCCGCCGTACGGCCCGTGCGTATATAAATCCATCAAGAAGTACGAGATCGAGAAGGTGGAGGACTTCGGTTCCAAACCCTTCCGGGTCGACGGATGCGGATTCGCCTGCGTACTGACAGCGGTCCCGCTGCTGCTGGATGTGATGCAGCAGTTTGAATACTGTTTCCGGCCGACGGACTACTACGGGGAGGACCTGGCGTTCTGCTGGCGGGTAAACCAGATGGGGCGCGAGATCTGGTGCGAACCGACGGTCCGGCCGGGGCACATCGCACACATACCGATCTACGCGGGCGAGGAGTTTTTCTGGAAAGAATGACAGGCGGGAAGAAGGTGAGAGAATGTTCAACGAAGTGAAGGCCATGATCACGACCATCAACGGCGACGACTACAACCGGGAGATCGTACACATGATCAAGGCGTGCGAGATCGACCTGACATCCTCAACGGAGATCGTACTGCCGGGGACGGTCAACATCAAGGCGGAACTGCAGGAGGCCACAACATCCGAGCCGGAGAAGTGGGTCGTGACGGATCACAGCTCGATCAAGGATGACCTGGTATTCCAGGTGATGGCGATCTACTGCATGATGAACATCGGGAACCCGCCGAATTACGACAACCTGCTGAAAGCGTACGAGAGCAAAAAAGGCTCCATGCGTATGAGCAAGCGGTACACGAGGAACGGAGGAGGCGCGGACGTATGCGGATGCTGACCAGCTGTGAGCTGATCGCCTTCAGCCCGGACGCGCACGGAGTATGGGATACGCCGACGGAAAATAAGCGGAAAGTGAAGGTTCAGGAGATGAGCCTCACCCAGGCGGAGGTCTACCAGGCCGGTGGAGAAGGACTCAGCCCGGACGCGAAGCTGCTGATCCCATACGACCGGGACTACAAGGGAGAGCGGGAGCTGATCTACCGGGGAGAACGGTGGAAGGTGCTCCGGAGCGACCCGTACAAGGAGTACAACGGCGTGCTCCTGCTGATCCGGCGGAAGGCGGGGAACAGCGTATGACGAAGTACGAAAAAATGGTTCAGGCGCTGAAGAACCTGACGCAGGGAGAAAGCCCGAACACGGTGACGCTGCCGATGAAGGAGGACGAATGGAGGACCCGGCCGGAGGCGGACAGCTACGGCACGGTGAACCTGGAGTTCGAGGCAGGAGCGCTGACCGGGGACGACGTGAAACTGGACACCGGATACGAAGGAAGCGTGGACCTGTTCAGCCGCAGCCGGAACGGAAACGGATGGCGGCCGCTGATCGAGGCGGTGCTGACGGAATACTGCGGCGCGTGCTGGGAGCTGAACAGCCGGCAGTACGAACGGGAGACCGGACTGGCGCACTGGGAGTACACATTCCAGATCACGGACGAGGAAGCCGGTGAGAGCTGATGGCGATGACGGTCAAAGTCAACGGGATGGAGACCATCAGCATGATGCTGCAGGACCTGGGCGAAAAGGCCGAAGGGATCGCGTCGAGGGGACTTTTTGAAGGCGCGGGCATCATGGCGGATGAGATCCGGAAGGAAGCAGGAAGCATCAAAACCGGACCGGGAGCGAGCCGGGAGAGCGCGCGGTACGCGACACCGGAGGAAAAACAGATCGTGATGGACGCGGCGGCGGGCATCGCGAAGTTCAAAAAGAACGGGACGGAGGTCGACACGTCGATCGGATTCCGGAACGCAGGATACGCAACCCTGAACGGGCGGACGGTACCGATCCCGAAGATCGTGAACGCGATCAACAGCGGGACGAGTTTCATGCACAAGCAGCCGTTCGTGCGGAAGGCGGCGAACCGGGCGAAGGAACGGGCGAGCGAAGCCATCCGGGCGTCGATCGAGGCCGACGTGAACGCGATCACTAACAAGTAACTGGAGGGAAGAAAATGAAACCGAATGTGGGTATGCTTTATCCCGTGGCGTCGGCGGTGAACACGTACACCCCGTACAGCAGCATCACGTACGGAACGGGATTCGTAGTAAGCGAGGCCCGCGGAGCGGACGTGCAGTGGGAAACGGAGAACGGCGAGTTCTACGGGGACGACATCCTGCTGGACGCGGCGAAGGGCATCGTAGGCTACACGATCGCCTTTGAGGCGGCAGGCCTGGCGGACACCGTGCGGGCGAAGCTGCTGGGCGAGGTGAAGAACAACAGCACGTCCGAATACACGATCAATGGAGCGGACGCGCCGGACGTTGGATTCGGATACATCAGGAGGATGCGCGACAATTCGGGCAGCTCGGTGGTGGAGACCTTCGAGGCCTGGTGGTTCTACAAGGTCAAGTTCGCACAGCCGAACGAAACAGCGCGGACGAAGGAACGCACCCTGGAATGGCGGGCGCCGACACTGAACGGCACCGGAATGGGGGTATACCTGACGGCGGCTGCGGAAAAACCGGATTTCGCGGCGCATCAGACATTCGCCACGCTGGCGCTGGCGAAGTCCTACCTGAACACGAAGGCCGGCATCAGCAGCGGAACGACCTGACAGACACGGGGGCGGTGATGAACTCACCGCCTCCGGGTTTTTTGCATCAGAAAAGGAGTGGAAAAGATGGCGAGCATCAAGCTGAAGGGGCGGGAGATCCCGCTGATGTACACGACATACGAGATGAAGATGATCCAGGAGCAGTTCGGAACGCTGAGCGATTTCGACTACAAGCTGCTGGGAAAGAACAAAGACGACCCGGAGGACACGAGCAGATACGGCGGAGCGGAACAGCTGGACACGCTGGCGGGAGCGATCCGCATCCTGGGGAACGCAGGACTGGAAGACGCGGGGGCCGAGGCGAACCTGACGGACAAGTGGATCCTGCGGGCGCTGCGTCCGGCCCAGCTGATCGACGCGGTGCGGGCGGTCATGAAGGCCCTGCAGGAAGGAAACCGGAGCGAGATACCGGAGAAGAAGCAGGAGGGGCCGGTGGACGTGACGCTGGAAGAGATTAAAAAAAACGAAACGAAGGAAAGCTGACCTACCTGATGGTGGTCAGCTGGGGACTGATCGCCGGGCTGAACCTGGAGGAGATCCACAGGATGCGGCCGGGGGCGGTCATGGACCTGTTTATATACAGGCGTCGGTACGACGACGTGCTGCACTGGATCACGAGGGAGGAATGAGAACATGGCGAGCGGCGTAAACGTGAAGATGGGGGTCTCCGGTGTCGCCCAGTTCAAGCAGGGCATGAAGGAGAGCCAGGCCGCCGTCAAAAACCTGGACCAGCAGCTGAAACTGAACGAGCAGCAGCTGAAGCTGAACGGGGACGCGGAAACCTACCTGCAGAACAAGAGCCAGCTGCTGGAGGAGCAGATCAAAAAACAGCAGGACGTGGTCAGACAGGCGGAGGCCGCGCTGAAGTCCATGAAGGACAACGGCGTATCGGCGACGAGCGTCGAGTTCCAGAAGATGCAGCAGGCCAGCTATGCGAGCCAGACGGAACTGCTGCGGATGCGGACGGAACTGCAGAACATCGGCCAGTCCGCGGGAGAAGCGGAGACAGACGTCAGCTCCATGAACGAAGAGCTGGCGAACATCGGCGCGGGGATCAGCTGGCAGAACGTGACGAGCGGGATCGAGAAGGTCACGGGAGTCCTGGAGACGGCGGCGAAAGCGGCGTACCGAATGGGCCGGGCGATCGTCGGCGCGACGCTGGAGGGCGGCCAGTGGGCCGACGAACTGGCGACCGAGGCGGAAATGTACGAGATGACGCCGGAGCAGCTGTGGAGGATGCAGCAGACGGCGAACCTGATCGACACGGAAGCGGACACGATCATCGGCGCCAGGAAGAAACTGGTCACCGCGATGGGCAAAGACGCCAGCAAAGAGACGATGGGAGCCTTCGCGGCGCTGGGGATCAGCGACCTGACAGGATCAAAAGAAAACATCGAGGACATCTTCTGGAACGCCGGCGAAGCGCTGATGAACTGGGGCGACGAGGTCGAGCGGAACAATTACGCCATGAAGCTGTATGGGAAAAGCTGGGAGGAGCTGATCCCGATCTTCAAGGCCGGGCGGCAGACGTACGAAGAGACCATGGCGAAGTGGACATGGGTCGGGGACGAACAGTTCGAGAACCTGACGAAGATGGACGACGCCAGCCAGGAACTGAACAGCGAATGGGAGGCGCTGAAGCGGCAGTTCGAGGGAACGATGGCCGAAGTCATGACCCCGGTGATGGAGACACTGACCGGGCTGCTGAAGGAGTTCAACACGTACCTGCAGAGTGACGAAGGGCAGGCGATGCTGGAGAGCCTGGGCGAAACGATCAGCAGCCTGTTCGAGGACCTGAAGAATATCGACCCGGAGACGGTGATCAACGGCATCAAGGAAGCGATCGAAGGCGTAAAAGACGGCCTGGACTGGATCAAAAACAACAAAGACACAATTGTCAAGGCGGTGGAAGGCATCGCGCTGGCCTTTGCGGGAATGAAACTCGCCGGCCTGGCGGCGAACGTGCTGCAGCTGGTCGCCGGGTTCAAGGGACTCACGGGCGGAAACGGGGCACCAACAGGAGGGGAAACCGGGACGGATACCGTAGTGCCGACGGGAGGGACCGGCGGGACAGGCGGAGGATTCTTCAGCGGTCTCCTGAACAAACTGACGCTGTTCGCAGCGGCAAACGCTGTACACGAAGCGACGGAAGGCGCGACGAAAGACGTATTTAACGAGTTCATGGAACAGACAGAGGGAATGGACTCAACGGAGTCGAGCATTCTTGCGCTGATGCACGACCTTGGAATGACAAGAGACGAAGCGGAGGCAGCTGTCGCATCGGAGAGCAGAACGCCGTTCCAGGGGAACTGGGCGCTGAACGATCCGGAAAAGGCGCGGGAAATGACAACGGGCGTGGAACACATGAGCGAGGTCGCCGGAGAGATGACCGGGGAGATCGGCGAAACGCGGGCCGCAAACGAAGAAATGACGGCGGCTGCGAAGGAACTGAGCGCTATGCCGGCGGAGATGGAAACAATCGTGGAGCGGGCGATCGTGAACGGCATGAGCCAGGTGACGATCTACATTGACGACCGGGGAGTGGACGCCCTGGGGAACCGGATCGGCGGAAGCATGGGCGGCAGGATCGTGGAAATGATCAAATGAGGTGAAGACATGAGGCTATCAAGACGGGCGACGCTGGGGAAAAGCCAGCTGGACAAAGCTCACGACGCCATCGTGATCCGCAGCGTGGAACCGGGAAAAACGGAGAAAAAGATCGGGACCGCGCAGCGGATGAACGGATTCGGATCGAGAATCACGAACCGGAACTGGAACATGGTAGAGGCCAAAGTGACATTCGCGATCAACCTGCCGAAGTGGGAACTGGAAGCCAGGCAGGAGGCATACGATGCGGCGTGCAAATGGGCGCTGCGTAAAGGATGGCTGACAATGACCGGGAACGCGGGGCGGAGGCTGTACGTGGACGAGGTCGTGCTGCCGGACCGCGGGGACCTGTGGGACTGGACGAAAGAATACACGATCGGATTCCAGGCGTACAACGTACCGTACTGGCAGGACGAGGAACCGGAACAGGTCGTCGTCAACAAGATCACAAAGGGCAGCGTGAACATCACGGTACCGGGCCATGTGGACACGGTGCTCGACGCCGTTTTTGAGAACAAAAGCGGCAAAACGATCAACAAGCTGGAGATCAAGGCGGACGGGAGCACGTTCACGTTCACAGACCTGGCGCTGGGCGGGAGCGACAAGCTGGAGATCAGCCACGGGACTAACGGCATCCTGCAGATCAAGATCGGGAACACAAGCGTGCTCGCAAAGCGGAAGGGCGCGGATGACCTGATCGTGCGGCCGGGATCGAGGACGGTCACCGTAACGGCGGAACGCGCCGGAAAACTGACACTGACGGCAGCGGGGAGGTATATCGCATGATCCTGCTGAAAGCGCACAGCCTGACACAGGTACAGAGGGTGCCGGTGGTCAGTATGCCGCTGGTCCTCAAAGAGCGGGAGACCACGGCGAGCCTGGTGCCGGAGAGCATGAGCGGGATCACGACGGAGAGCTGGTTCCTGGACGATACGAACCCGGGGAAGGGCATCGTATACCGGGTGCGGAGCATCCAGACGGCGTTCGCGACGAACACGCCGACGATCCAGCTGGAGCACGTGATCCGATGCCTGGCGGACAAGATCCTGTTCGGGGAGATCACGCCGGCGAAAATCACGGGGGACGCGAGCGCGACCACCTGCACAGCGAAACAGGCGGTGCAGTACATCCTGAAAAAGAGCGAAGACTGGACGCTGGGAAAATTCGACTATTCCAGCGTAAAGAACGCATACAAGTTCGACGGGGACAACCTGCTGGACGCGCTGGAAGACGTCAGCAAGACGCTGGAGGACTGCCGGTGGACATACGACCTGTCGGTGTACCCGTTCAAGCTGAACATCATCAAAAAGGACAAGACGAACCCGTGCGAAATGCGGCCGGGGCGGAACCTGGTGGCAGTCACAAAGACGATCGACAAAACGGGGATGTATACCCGATTTTATCCGATCGGCAAGAACGACCTGCACCTGTCGGGGAACGGATACGTACAGAAAAACACCGATACGTACGGAATTGTCGAAAAAAATGAAGTCGATTCAAGCCGGGAGACGGAGGCGGAGCTGAAGGCCTGGGCGAACCAGCGCCTGAAGGTCCACGCGCAGCCGCGGGTGCAGGTGGTCGTGGAGGGGATGGACCTGTCCGCGGCGACCGGGGAAGACCTGGACACGCTGACGCTGGGAAGGGCGTGCAGGATCCCGCTGGAAGAATTCAGCACGACGATCGAGGAAGAGATCGTCGAACTGAACTACCGGGACAAGAAGAACGAGCCGGAGAACGTACGGCTCACCCTGGCGAACGAACAGGAAGACATCGTCAAGATCCTGGCCAACGAGATCAAGGAGGGCGCGGGACCGAACGGCAGCGGACGCGGAGGCGGAGGCCGCGGAGGCGCGCGGCAGCAGAAAGAAGACAACGCCTGGTTCGAAGACACAAACGACCACGTCGCCATGTGCGCGAGGGGCATCATCGGCGTGGACGCAAACGGAAAGGTGAACTGGGAGCGCCTGAGCCGGCTGGAAGTCAACGAGGGCGGCATCTTCAGCGAAGTAAGAACCGCGCAGGGGGACGCAACGAACGCGCTTTCCAGGGTGGAGCAGACGGAAAACTCCATCACCGCAACGGTGGAGGCCATCGGAGCGGACGGAGAGATCACGGCGGCGAGCATCTGCCTGGCGATCAACAACGGAGGCAGCCAGGCGAACATCAGTGCAGACCACGTGACTCTGACAGGACGGACAAAGATCAACGACATACTTTCGGTCGAGAGCGGACGGGTATATATCAAGAGCCCGCTGCGGGTCAACGGGGACGTGATGGCGTCGTCTGTAACGCTGAGATCCGGGGGCAGCGGTGTCACATTGTCCGACTCCGACCTGGCGACAACGATCAAGAGCGCCTCTGTGAGCGGGAACACGCTCACGCTGACCCCATACCGCGGGGACCCGATAACTTTTAGCAAAGCCACTGACCTGACGGGGGCGTGGGCCAG